TTATTTTGAAATTGCACAGCCTGATTGGTAACATTTCCTGTTGCTGCTGCCACAGGGTTGGACGAGTTATTGGTGTCTCCTTCCGCATATATTGGTGTTATTGTGAGAATACAGAAAGCGAGGTAGTAGTAGAGTTTATTGTATAGTTTCTTGTGGTATCCCATTGTTCTACTAATCCAGCTGATCTTGTTGTGACTTCTAGTGACCAAGGTAGAGTGTTGTCAGTAACTGTAAATACTGCGTCTCCACCACTAATACCAGCACTTGCTGATGATGTGATGTTAGACCCATTCCAAGTCTTGACTTCAGCCCCAAAAACTTGACGCTGTTCTACTTCGGTTATAGTCTGTGTGGTAGTGGTCGTTGAGTTCATCGACCCTGTGGTAAACTGAGGTGTAACGGTATTAGCATATGCACCTGCAGGTAGCAGTAGCATAGCAATAAGTAATTTTCTCATGTTTTGGGTTTGTCTTTGTTTGCCATAGGACATACAGGTGGTTTGCTACTGCCATTCTTACCAGTAGTAAGACCAAATGTAGCAAGTGCTCCAGTAAAAACGCTGGCTACAAAAGTGATGTCAGAGTTGCCAGATTTTTTAACCATAGGTATATCTACATAGTTCATAGTAATAATAAAACCAGACCATACTACAACTCCTAATCTGACAAAAGTGCCTAGTATTTCTATTTGATGTTCTTTATCTTCTACAACTTCTTTTAGTTTTTTTGTGAAACTTCTGGGTTGCCCTTTGATAACCTTATCTTCTTCCATGCTGTTTTAAGTATTGGTTTCATAGCTGTAACTACCCATTTAAAGGCTGCTGTTGCAGTTAAAGTTGCAGCTACAGAAACGACTGCTGTAGTAGAAGCCGTTATAAGTATTTCATTTTCTGGTAAAGGCATTTTGAAATCTATAAATGGTATATCAACCTGCCTAATTCCAGTTGGTTCTTCTTCTGTAGTTTCTGGCTGTGTGCCTTCTGGTTCTCTAAGATCACTAGGAGGCACTACCAAAGGTACATAAGTAGGTATGTTACCCGTGGGTAGCGGTATAGATATAGTGTCTATTTTTTCTACCGTTGGTAAATAAATAGCAGGTACATCCATTTAGGTTTTCATGATATAACAAAGAGCATAGTAAGGTGATCTTGTATCAATACTTACTGTGTCTGAACCAGAAATGTTTACTGTATCAGAACCAGATCCAGAGAAGTTAAAACCATGAGCATGAGTTGTAGTACCCCAATAATAGTTGTTCATGTTTTTGTATTGAACACCAGTACCATTATAACCATATAAGTTAGTACTACCAAAGTTACCAAATTCATTACCTGTTGTACCAGATCCAGATACACTTACGTTTACAGTATCAGATCCAGAAATGTTAACTGTATCTGTAGCAGTATTATTACCACCTGTATTTCCTACAGCGTAAGAGTTACCAGCACCAACAACAAACCTGTCTCTAAGATCGGGTGTGCTGTTAGATCCATTACATAGTACAAATCCACTAGGAATACTACCTGTAGATCCAGACCACAATAGAATCATACCAGAAACAAACGATTCAACACCTGTTAAGTTTGCACCACTACCAACAAAACTGTCAGCATATATAGTTGCAAATCTTACAGAGTTTGTACCTAAGTTTCTAGAGCTGTCTGCATCAGGTGTGATATTTTCACAAGTTACATTACCTGTAAACTCACCACCAGCCAATGGCATTTTAGTAGCAATACTGTTAGTTACAGTTGTAGAGAAGTTAGCATCGTCACCCATAGCTGCTGCTAACTCGTTAAGAGTATTAAGAGCACTTGGGGATGAGTCTACTAAGTTTGATATAGCTGTATCTGTGTACGCAGTTGTAGCAACCTTTGTTGAAGCATCACCTGCAGATTGTGTTGTTGCAGTTACACCGTTAAGTATAACACCGTTTGAAGTAGTTAATGCGTCAAGTTTTGCATGGTCAGCATCAGTAAATACATTACTGTCACTAGCAGCTGCTACGGCTGCTCTAATTTCTGCATTACTTTGATCTCCTGTCGCACCACTTTCTATACCGTTTAGTTTGGAATGGTCTGCATCTGTAAATACATTAGAATCTGAAGCTGACTCTACAAGAGTTCTTATCTCAGCAGCAGTTTGATCTGCAGTAGCTGCAGTTTCTATGCCATTTAACTTAGTATGGTCAGCGTCAGTAAACACGTTACTGTCAGATGCTGCTTCTACAAGTGTACGTATTTCAGCAGCAGTCTGGTCAGCAGTAGCAGACGCTTCGATACTATCCAGTTTACCACCGTCAGTAGCTATGTCTCTACCGTCAACTGTTCCTGTACATGTGATGTTTCCTGTTACGTCAATACCAGCACCAAAATCTGTATTACCAGCTATAGAAACTGTACCATCACTTACAATACTAAGTCTTGTATCGTTTGAACTGGTCGCATCAATAATTCTAAAGACACCATTATGATTCCATATTCCGAAGTCAGGGTTGTTATCTGTGTCACTTAAATATATTTGAGGTGTAGTATTACTTAAAGTTAAAGTTCCAGTTGATGTAATAGCTCCAGAACCTAAAGTTCCAGTTGTAACTATATTTTGAGATCCAAAGTTAGGAGATATTTTAGTTCCAGCTATTGCAGCAGAGGCGTTAACGTCTGCGTTTACGATTGTTCCGTCAACTATGTCTGCGGATTCGATTGTTAGATTACCAGACACGTTAGCATCTTGTATCTTTACGTCTGAGGGTAGTGTACCAGCAGCAATCTTACTTACTGCTATAGAATCATTACTTAACCTACCAGCAATCGTTGAACTGGATACGTTATTTAAGTCCTCTCTTGCAAGAGCTCTTCCTCCTGTTGTACTACCGTCATGTACGACAGCAGTATCTTTTGTGGTATCTATAGTTACTTCACCTTCAGCACCAGTAAATGACCCGTGCTGAGTTGTAGTACCACGTCTTAATTTTAATAATTTTGCCATTTAAAGTGTACCGAAATCTATTTGTAAGTTGTCTCCGCTAACAGTTCCTACCTCAGTAAGACTATTGTTATTGCAATCTAGTGTAGCAACTAATTCTGGAGAAGTGTCGTCAGCTACGTTTTGAATACCAGAGTTAGATGTAATACCTAACCATGCAGAACCGTTGTAGTTTTTCAAAGTGTTAGTACTTGTGTCAAACCACAAATCTCCAGCACTAGGACTGTTAGGTGCAGAACTAGAAATCTTGTATTCATTTGCATATCTATTTACGTCAGATATAGAACCAGAAACTGTATTTATATTTGTAGCGTTAGAAACTGCTGAGTTAATGTTTGAAGCATTATTGTGTACGCTGTTAACATTAGATATATTATTACCTACTGAGTTTACATTAGATATATTAGTTGCAACTGTATTAATGTTTGTAGCGTTGGAAACAACAGCATTAATATTTGAAGCGTTGCTAACAGCAGCATTGATATTAGAAGCGTTAGCTTGTACGGCGTTAATGTTTGTTGCGTTTCCTTGTACTGCATTTATATTTGTTTCGTTATCAGCAACAGCAGTTATGTTAGTAGCATTACTTACTGCAGCGTTAATATTTGATGCGTTACTTACAGCAGCATTTATATTGCTTTGATTAGAAACGGCTGCATTTACATTAGATATATTATTTGCAACTGTAGTTACGTTAGAAGCTATACCACCAACCGTTGTAACATCAGACGCAATATCAGCTACAGCTTTGACAGGATCTTCTACTACGGTAATACTATTACCCATACCAGTACCATGCACAGAACAATAGTACTTAAATGTGTTTGGTTGTGTTTCTGGTATTTTAATAACAACTTTAGCACCTGCTTGACCAGCTGTACCAGTTGATGTTACATTTGTTGTATATGCACTACCGCCAGATTGAAATACTAACGGATGGTTAGCATTACTACTATTACTTAAATCAAATGTATATGTCCAACCTTTATGTAATGAAATAGCTTTAGCAGGATTTGAAGTGTCACCGTCAAATACATATTTATTACCACCAGAGTTTACAACTGAAACCATAATGGTTATTTCATCTTCTAAAGCATCTGCAACTATATCAAGTGAACCGTTAGAACTACCTGTTGTTACAGAATCACTTATAAGACCTAAATCTTCGCTATATGTTATAGCTCCAGAAACAATAGCTACGTCATCAAGAACTGCTTGAGAAGGTGTAATAATAGCCCACGCACTTCCGTTCCAAACACGTAAGTCATCGTTACTGTTGTTAAACCATAAGTCACCATCTTGTAATGATGTACCGTCAGCTCTTTGTGTAGGAGCACTTCCTGATATTTGATATAAGTCAGCAAAGTTATTTATATCAGCTACGTTAGCACCTGCATTAACAATGTTAGTAATATTTTGTGCAACAGTATTAACTTGTGTTGCTATAGGTACTAATCTATGGAAAGTGTATGTATGTGTTGTAGATGTAGATTCTACTAAGAAACCAAAGTTTTGTGGTATTGCTGTAGGTACACCTGTTACAGTCACTGTGTTTCCTGACCCTGCACCATTTGCAATAGTAAGAGTCGTACCGCTAGGGGTTAATGTTGTACTTGCAGCAGCAACACTTAATATAGCTGATTGACCTGTAGCTCCTTGTGGGTTTGTTGTAGGAAAGCTAGTTTCGTTAGCAATAGCTGTAAAACCACCAACCTCGTCAATAAGGTCAACAATACGAGCGTTAATTGCAGCAGTAGTAGCTACAAATGCGTCAGAGTTTGACCATGATACACCACTAGCAATAGTTTCTGAACTGTCTTGTCTTAAAAATCTAGCTTCAGCTTCTGTTTCTGTGTAGTATCTACCATCAAGAGCACCATTTGTAAGTTCTGTTTCTGTAAAATACCTAGTATCTAAAGATGTTGTATTCATCTCAGACAAGGTAAGTTTGTCAGATTGTAATAGTGTTTTGATTTCACTAGCGGTTTGATCTGCAGTAGCTGCAGTCTCTATACCTGCTAGTTTACTTTGCTCTGCATCACTAAACTCGTTAGTGTCAGCATTGGCTTCGTATGCAGCTTTTATCTCTGCATTAGTTTGGTCTGCTGTAGCTCCAGTTTCTATACCGTTTAGTTTAGTATGATCTGCGTCAGTAAAGACATTACTGTCTGTAGCAGCTTCGGTAAGAGTTCTTATTTCTGCTGCTGTCTGATCGGCTGTAGCTGCAGTTTCAATACCGTCTAGTTTAGCACCATCAGCTGCTACGTCACGTCCATCAACTGTGCCAGAAATTGTTATGTTTCCTGTAACAGTATGAGCTCCACTAGCCAGTGTACCCGTTGTTGATATGTTTTGTGTATCAAAAGCAGGGTTAACTTTAGTACCAGCTATGGCAGCTGACGCATTAATATCAGCGTTAACTATAGTGCCATCTACAATATTAGTGCTTGATACTGTAATGTCAGTTGGTAAAGCTCCTCCTTCTAGTTTTCCTAAAGAAACAGAGTCATTAGCTAACTTATCACCATCTATATTAGCACTGGAGTTAATGTCAGCATTTACTATAGTACCATTTACAAGGTTAGTACTTGCTACTGTAATATCTGTAGGCAGAGCACCTGATCCTAATTTTGCTAAAGTAACAGAATCATCGGCTAGTTTTGTACCAGCTATATCTGCACTAGCATTTATATCTGCATCGACTATAGTACCATCTACGATATTAGCACTTGCCACAGTTATATCTGTTGGCAATGTACCTGAGCCTAGTTTATCTAAGGTTACAGAGTCATCTAACAGCTTAGATCCCTGTATATCGGCATTTGCGTTTATATCAGCATTTACTATAGTACCGTCAGTTATCATTGTAGATGTAACTGAACCAGTATCTGTAGTTTTGACTACTAAGTCTACCTGTCCTAGACTGTTATATATTTTACCTTCTAAATCAAAGGCTTTATTTCTAGCTTCTTGTGCAGTAAAATTAGATTCTCGTGCTGAGTTGTTGAGATCAGTAGCTCTAATTGTACTACCACTAGCAAAACTTGTATATGTACCGTCTGCATCTCTAGTTCTACGCTCACAAAATACTACTGCACCTTGCGGTAGGGCAGAGTTGAACGTAATGGTATTGTTATCAGTGGAAAGTTGGTAGTTATATAAAGTTGTACCCGCTGAAACTGCAGGATAGTATAATCCATCTGTGTTGTTCACCTGTGGGTGACTAGATTGTGCAGTACTACCAGTAGACTGGCGTAACTGTAGCACTCTAGTACCACCCGACAATGTGACATAAACATCTAGATCATCTTGGTTATTCAGTTGTATACCTACAGGAGTAAATGCTGTTGTAGTAGCATTACTCGTGGCAGGAAAAAGTTTTTTAGTTGTAACTGCCATTGATAATCAATGTTATTTTGGAAATTTATAAATTAAGTTTTCTATTGCATCATAATTACCTTGTTTACCTATCAACCTTTGATCTGTTCTCTCTCTAAACTTAAGATCTAAGTCTGGATTGTTTCTACGTAGTTCAAGCCAAGCTATTTTTTTAGCTCTTCTAAACTCTTCAGCAATCAATCTATAGAATCTTTGTTCGTATAGTTTGAACTCAGTTTGTCGTAAACCTCTACTCTTATATAAATCAAGCTCTCTTCTCCATGTACCACCTTCACGCATAATGTTTTCTAATCTTTCTCTAAGATCACCCATAGACATATACTTAGATAACTCAGATTTTTCTCTAGAAGTTAGCTTTACACCTTTGTATGTGTCCATAATCTCAGGTAAATTAAAGCTCATTTCCATCAATCCTTCTTTTACAAAGTCCCCGTCAGGTGCTGTTATAGCAATAGGGCTAAATGAGTTAAATATACGCCAAAAAGGACTACCTACAGGGGCTTTGTAAGGTACACCTGACCTATCTTTTGCCAATATATCGTACTTAGGAGGTATGGTAGACTTAAATATAAAGTCACGTTTGCGTAAAGTCTCTAAAAATGTATTAGCTTCTTTCTCGTTAGCATCTACAATGTCACCAAGTTGACCTAAAATACCATATCCTGGAGCCATAGTACGTAGACCTCGTGTAAATATGTTACTAACTTGACCACCTGCAGAGTCTGCATTTAATAATACAGCAAGATCTTCTACACCAGCTAACATAGACTTATCAACAAAGACTGCTGTAGCCATCCATACTAGCTTTTCACCCCATTCATCTCGCCAATCTGTGCCAAGTACGTGTTGATAGTTAGCAAAGTTAGCAGTAGCAGCCAATAATGTGTTAAAAGGCTCTACATCTCTGTAAGATATGTAAACATCACGGTTTCCTACTCTTGCTTTGAATGAATATGGCTGTATACCCTGTAATCTCCAAAGATCTCTAGTTTCTTTGTCAAATGGTAAGTCACCATATAGATTACCAGCATAAGCTGCTGCTGCAGCTGCCCCAATAAACGTAGTTCCTATTGCTATACGACCTTTTATAAGGGCTTGTTCTTGCTTTAGTGTACCTTTAGTAATACCATACTCTGCTAATACATCCCAGTTAGGTTTTTCAGACATAATATCTGCAAACCTTTTGGTTGCCATTTCTAAAGGTGTATGGGCCCAACTTAAACGTAAGGCATTATAACCTGTACGTACAAATGGGAAGAAAAATAGACCGCCAGGAATTTTATTTAAAGATTCAAATATTCTTAAACTGTCAGGTAAAGCTGTAGTTAGTGTAGCTTCGTTTCCAGCCATCTGAGCTGCCTCATCGCTGATAATAAACTTACCATCTTTTTCTTTAAAGATCATATTTCTAAAATCAACTTCTTTTTTAGCTGCATATTCAGTTAGATTTTTAATATCTACACCTTGTTCTATGCCTTCTCTAGCAGCTCTCATACGCATTTCTAGTCTACCAATAACTGTACGAGCCATAGCGTCACCAGCTCCCATAGCGTTTTGACTAAATCTTACAAATGGGTTGGTGTTGAAGTCAGCTATAGTAGTTAAAACTCCATATGCACGTTTTTGGTTATCAGTACCATATTTTTCAACTAATCGTTTTTGACGATGTAGTTCAGCTATATCTTTAGCTTGGTCAAAACGTCCTACATAACTTTGGTTCTTTCTGTTCATGCCATTTTTAAAGTTATACATAAACATATCTAAACCTTCTGTATATGCCTTACCTATAGCATCTATACCAGCTGCTGCTATTGCTGCAGTCTGTTTATCACCAGCTATTCTAGCCCCAATATATGCTGTAAACGGACGTAAAAGTGTAATAAAGTTAGTACCAACTATAGCTCTAATAGGAGTTTTTAAACTACTAAGTATTGAGTTATAATAAGTTGATGTTAACTCTGTATATAGTCGTGGACTAATCCTATTACCGTCTATAGTACCACCTAAAACACTACCAAATCTAAACCTTAAATAGTCATTAATATGTTCAAGTGTGTTAATGTTACCGTCAGAGGCAGCATATAACTCAATCAAATCATTTAGCTTATCTGGGTTGTTAGTATCATTAGCTAACTCTTCTAAATTTTTTCGGTATTGTTTTTGCTGAGATTCTATACGTTTTAAATTTTTAGTTACTCTTTTTTTAAATCCACCCGAAGTTTCAAATACACCTTTCTGTACAGCCAGTTCATTACCTGTCATCCAGCCAATCTTTTTATGTTCAATCATGGCTATTTCCATTCTGTCCAGAATCATCTGTATCTGTCTTTTCTTGTTAATACGCTTGGGTAGCTGTATTGTACCAGATGATATGTCAGATAGTTGTTTAGCTAGAGTCTGTATAACTAATCCAAGAGCTGCCTTTTGTTGACCAGTACCAGTAACTATCTTGTTACCGTCATGTACCCATTGAATAAAGTTATCAGAACCTTCTGTACCAAATAAATTTCTAATTTGGTTAACACCATCATCAGCTGATAACATACCATAGATCTCTTGCATCTGTCTAATAATACTAGCCTTAACCTCTGCGTAGGGCATAGCAGTATCAATGTCTTGAAATGCTTTTTCTGATATATTTTCTGCTATTTCTAAAATGTACTGACGGATGTTTTTGTCACCCATAGACATTTCTCTAAGTGCAGTTTCTGTTAATAAATTAGTAGAGCTTACTGGTCTGTTACCTATTTTGTTTTGTATAGCAGACTCGTTAAGGTTTTTGACTACAGGATTTTTACCTTCTATCTCCATACTTGTAGTAGCTCTTGCAGAGTCGTCAAACTTCTCTGGGTTGTTGGTTGGGTCTGCTTTACGAAACCTGTCAACCATGTCTTGTCTACTACTTTTACCTAAAGTATTATCCCATACATCACCTTTTGACGCTCCAATTTTCATAGCAAATTTTATTATGCTTTGAATCTCAGCTGCTTTTGGGTCTGCTTTTTCTAAGTTAAGTTGTTCAGCAGGGTTCCAATAAATACGCACTTGATGTAAGCGTTTACCTTTACCAGCCTTATAACCACCTTCATGAGTAAATCCACCAAATCCTAATTCTTTAAATCTTTCTTTAAATGGATTAATAAACCATTCATTTATACCATACCAATCAACACCATCATCATAATAATTATCATCTTTTATGACATAACGTAATTCGTCAAAAAATTCAGCAAGAGTTGCATCATCATCAACATTTTCAAAGGCTTCTCTTACAGCAGCATGAAAAGCATCTTGTTCTGTATATTTTTGACCAAGATATTCTTTCTCTTCAAAAGCATCGTCAGCATACTTTTTAATAAAAGCTATTGCCTCAGAATCCATAGGTTTATCTAAGTCTATAAATTTTACTTCAGTTTTATCTATACCTCTGTAAACTATAGGTTTAGTTTTTTCACCTCTAGCTTTAGCTGCTTTTAGACCTTTCTTAGTGTACTTTTTAGCTGTAACAAAATCTTCTGTAGTGTATAAACCATCACCATAAATTCCAGGAGTTACCCCTTCTTCTAAAGCATTATAGTCTTTATCTAAGGTAAATTGTTGACGTGTACCATGATAATATGTACCATCACCACGAGTATCTATTGCAGCTTGATTAATTTTTTTACCTACAAATATTTGTTGTAGTGCTGTGTAATCATCTTCGTCTAGGTGTGTTTTTAGGTATTCATCAAAGTAATCTCTGTTGTCACGTATACCGTTACCTTGAACAAACTCTTGTTCAGCTCTTTCTGTATTAGCTAGGGCATCTTCCTTAACACCTTTTTTAACAGTTTTTTCTAGTTCTTTAGTACCAGCTATATTAGCCTCCTCTACAGTTTTACCAGATTTTTTAGCTTTTTTAGCTGCTTTCATACCTCTTACAAGACCTATCAAGTAGTGTCCTGTAATATTCATACCAGCTCCTGCAGCAACTGTCTTAATCCTAGCTAACCAAGGGTTATCATCTTCTTGAACAGACAAGGCTTCGCTAAGTGGTAAAAAAGGAGCATGTTCATTGACAAGGTTTGCTATGTTACCCATCTCAGAACTTTGTGTAATTAAATCAGCAACACCACCCTCAGATGCAATTTTACCAAATTTACCTATAGCTTTACCTTTACCAGTAGATAAAAATTTTACAATTTTACCACTAGGTTTTGCTAATCCTAGAGCTTTACCAAATCTACCACCGTAAGTACCTAGTTTAGCAGCTTTAGCTCCTGTACCTAATGCACTACCAGCTCCAGCTGTAGCCCAAGAAAGTAGACCAAACTCTACTAAACCTCTTGTAAGTCTACCTAGACCAGATCTATTTTGTGGTGTAAGATGGTCAGGTATAATATCTGTTTTACTAGAATAGTCTTTATGAAATATATTAGTAGAAGGATCTTGTAAATCTTGTGATCCATATAAAGTAGATATACCAGTTTGTATTGTATCACCACTTAATTTAAGAATACTACCAACACTTTCTATAGCATCTATACCACCACCTACTACAGCAGAAGCTACTTCTCCTACAGCTTGTATTGGATTGTTTGCTATAAAACCTTGTTCTTTACTTTCGTCTTGCCCTTGTTCTTTAAGTAATTCAGCTTGTTCTTCTTCTGTTGTTACTATTTGTCTTGCCTGTTCTGCAGCTGCTTCCCAGTTAGTCTGATCGTGTACTAAATCACTATGACTTTGTAGTATTGATTCGTCTGAGTTTTGTATTAAGTTGTCACTCATCGTTCTTTAGCTCCTTTCTAAGAAAATTGTAAAATCTTTGTTTCATTTCTTTTTCAGCAACAACTGCTCTGTCATCAAAAGGATTTAACACAGAAAGAAAACCTAATTCATCTATAGTTTTACTGAAAGCATAGTTATCTTGTTTTTGAAACTTCGCTATTAGTGCATTGTAAGGGTCATCAAGAGAGTTAGCAACCTTACCTTCATTAAAATGTCCAGCTCTAACCATTAATTTGATAGTAGCTAAATCCTCAAAACTTGGTTTCCAGTTTGTACCATCCCAACTCTTATGGTCGTCAGATAAAACTTCTTTACCTGCAATTTTGTTTTCAATTAAAGTTTTATGTTTTTCCCACTTAACATGCTCTGGATTTTTGCCTTCTATTATTTGACCGCTAAAATTCATTTTAACATATTTTTCTGGCTCTAAACTATTAAGAGTTTTTAGATCAGTGTTTAACTGTTCTAAATTACCTGTACCAGACTCCTTAATAAACTTAACTAATGATGAACCTTGTTGTTCTACAGCAGCTATACTCATTGCTGGGAAACCATCAGAAAGATTAGATGTATCTCCAGAATAGTAACTATTAAGTATACTAAACGAGAAATCTTTATCATCCATAATCTTATCAGTCAAACTGTTGTTAGTCATCATACTTTTGTACTGACTCATGTTTTCTTTACCGTTTTTAAAGGAGTATGCTACTTTTAATATAGCCTCATTTTTATTATCGGTAGTTCCTACAGCAGTTTGTATTAAGTCATTAATGTATTCACCACGTATTTTTTCTTTTAGCTGTACATCACTATTATAATCTTCCATAGAAATGCCTTTGTCATTTAGTATTGCAACTAAATCATTTTCATTAATAGGTACATTATACAATGAATTAGCAATATAAGCTGTAGAAATAGCACCCATTTCATCTATAGCACTTTCTACTTCACTTGTACTGTCAGAGTTTAAGGCTGCACGTAGATGTGGAAATTTCTCCTCTAACTCTTTAGCTATAGTTTGTGAGGCTTCATCAAGATCTTCTAACTTAATTAAATCGTCTTTTGTACCTCCAGCAGCTAGTATTTGAGCATTTACTATTTCGTATTTAGGTCTAGCAAAAGTGTCAAGTTTTTGTAGTTGTGTAACTCCAGAACCAAACCCTATAATTTTACCTTTGTCATTTTTAATAGGTTCTAATCCTTGTAGACTAAGTAAATTTTTTTCACTAATTGCATCACCATTACTGTAAGTTATTTCATTAACTAATTTATCTCTAGCTACAATACTATCATTTAATAATAACTGTGCATCTACAATTCTATCTGGGTTTGTATTTTTAAAACCCTCTGTAGTATCAAAGTAATAAGTAGAATCTTTATTATTTCTATTATCCTTCATTTCTTGAACCATAAACTTAGCAGCTGCATCTAATGCTTGAGCTTTAGTTGTATACTTTTCAGTAGCCCAAAATTGTTTAGCTATTACTGTTAACTCAGATTCAGCATATGCTATTGCATCCTCAACACTATTTGTAACAAAGTCAGTGTTAGTTTTATTAGCTCCAGCTATATCTTTTAGTTCTTTTGAGATACGGTCATTAGCATCAGATAGTGCCTCTTTGTAACCTTCTTCATCAAAACCCCAAGCACCTTCAACAAGTATACCGTCTTTTTTAACCAAGGCTTTAATAGTAGGATGAAGTCTGTTATACTCGTCTCTAGTAATTTCTCCTTTTACAACTTTAATTTGGTTGTAATATTTTAATGATGCTTTTTCTGTTAACTGTATAGGATCCCATTCTCGTGCTGTTTCAATCAATGTATCGTAATTATCTAAACTTTGAAGATCAGGATTTGCAGCAAGAAAGTCATCAAGTCCATCTTTGTAATCTTCTAGTGAAAAATCTACATTAGGTGTAGCTGGGTTGTTATCATGATCTACACCATTACGGTATTGATTCTTTAAAGCATTTACACCATCATTAAATCTACGTTTACCTATTGTTTGAAAAGCTTGTGCTTTTTGAGCATCTTGTTGTTCTGCATCAGCTATAATTTTATCAATATCAAAATCATTTAGAAAATGCTCTTCTAGTAACTTTTCACCTTGTCCTGGCAGATTAAATTTCTTTTGCTCTAAATACTGTTTAATTTCAACTCTAGTATCAGCATCAGCATTTGTTATCCATGTAGTTAAATCTTTAATTACCTGTTCTCTGTTAGCAAGATTACTACCAGCAGAACCTCTAAATTCATGACTAAGTGGCCCTAGATTTAACATTTCTTGTATTATATCTCCAGCATCTTTTACTTGAGCATTTACTACATTTTCTTTTTTTGAGTAATCTAGAGTTTCATCAAAATCAAAACCTGTAGATGTAGAAAATAATCTAGTTCTTCTATCTAAAATCTCATTGTCACCAATTATTCTCTTATCTCTTTGATACTCTTCTTCTCTATAGTCATCTGTTGTTTGTGTAACACTTTTAGTTAGGTAACGATAGACTATACTTGGAGAGGCGTTGAAAGGGTTGTTATCTTCAATATATTTATTTTCAATATAATTTTCAATATAACCTTTAATTTTAGGATCAGTTAGTGTGTTATAATCTTTTATCATAACTTCTCCACCACCTAGTTCTTCTGGTAGTGGTATTACTTCTTCACTAGATTTTAACTCTGCTTCTAAGTAAGGTTTGTAACCTAATGCAGCTTCATTAAAATGACCTTTCATGTAACCGTAAGCTACATTAGAACCAAGTTTTCTTATATTTAACGCTTGATATTTTTGTGTTAAATTTAATCTAGCTTCATCTTCTAAAAATACTTTACTTGCTTCGATAGCTTTACGTTTTTGCTCTTCAATTTTTTTCTCAATTTCATCTAGCTGTTCTTCTTGTAAAGCTACTTTAGCAATAGCTTCTTCGTCACCTGCTTTGACTTTACGAGCTAATTCTATACCTTCTTCACGTTTAGCATCAATGTATGCTTTACCTAAATTTTCTGCTGATGTTTTCATCAAGTCATTTAGATAATTACTAAATTGACCTAACTGTTTTATTTGAAACTGATCGTTTGCTGAAAGGACTGTATCTTGTCTTTGTAACTCAGTAAGTTGTCCAGCAGCTTGCCGTTGGAAGTTGTTAACATCTTGAGCTCTTCTTGAATCTAGTTGTTTTGCTTTTCTGGCAATGTCCGTAGACACATCAACTACCGCTCTATTTTTGAAGTTAACAGCTTTTGTACTGGGTGTGTATGCCATTATTAATCAAAGAATTGTTGGAAGTATCCTTCACCACCTAATGTCCCAGCTGTACCTATTGCAGTACTTATACCGCCAAGTATTGGCCCAAGTGGGGATGGTTTAGGAGGAGGATTTTGTTTAATTGGTTCTATTGTTTTAAAGGATGCGGATGGGGCAACTGATGCAGTCGTTGTTATAGCATTAAATGAAGATACATTTGAAGAGTACTGATCTAAGTCTATACCAAATTGTTTTATACCGTATGCTCTAGTAGCATCATATACTGTAGCATCCAGTTGTGCTTGTTCAAACCCAAACTCTCTTTCGGCTTGATCTAATGTTAGCATCATGGATTGTCCAGATTGTTGTCCACTGGCTAATATTGTTCCTTGAGCTTGTACCGCTTTTGCTAAATTAGTTTGACTTTCAAACATAGTCTTGTTTACTTTTTCACGTAACTCTGCTTGAGCAGCCTCAGAAGCTCTGTTAGCTTCTATTTGGTTAATGTTTTTCTTATTATAGTATGCCGATCTAGCTGCTGCGTCAGCTTGTAACTGTGCGGTAAATACTTCACCTTTGCGTTGGTCGTTGAAGGCTGATATTGTTATATCATTTATGTACTTTTGTCTCGCCATTGCATTAGAACGGTTGACAGCATCGACTCTTGCTCGATGTGCTCTGTTCTGTTCAGCAATACCAGTTACAGCTTGTGCACCACCTACAACTAGACCTATCGCTAAGGGATTGCACATGGTTTAATAAATTGTATTAAGGGGACTCCATTGTAAACATGATATTCGATAAAGGTAAATCCTAAAAGTTTTAGTAGTTTTATGTGTGATTCATTCCGCATATCTGCTTGATTGAATAGATAAGGATTGAGTAAACTGTTTACCCAGCGTTTAGCTTCCCTCACAAATGTATGTGGATATTCTGTACTAGCATCAGTACATAGCATCCATATTACATTCTGTGGAGTCACTCCTGCCACTCCAGCAGCCTTGCCGTTGGGAACCTTAAAATATACAGAATATGCTGAATTATAAAAAGATTCAATTATAGAAGCCTCTGCACATAAACCAGAAGTCTCCTCTGTCTCACGTCTATCTTCATAGCGTAAGTTCAGACCTACACTTAGAGCTAACTCTGGTGTGCAAGTCTGAATATACTTACCTTCGTACATGTCGTCTGTTATGGTAAATGCCATCCCAGCTTCCTGAGATTATGGCAGTAGAAAAAGGGTCGGGTATTTGTATTTGTAGTGTATATTTCTCGTTCTTACGTTGTATTGGTACTCGTACACTGCGAGCTAACTCTGCAGGAGGCTCATCAAATACAGAAGAATTAGATAATATACCAGACTCAAATTGTACATAATCGTCTATATCTTTAGTAACATTGCCATTAGCATCTACATATGAGTATGGTGATGTAAGATGAAACTCTATAGGGCCACCTACACCTAACTCAAAATTGATGCCATTTATACGTAGATCTCCGTCCACATCATAGACGTTTTGACCTACGTTTAAGTAGTATGTTGGTAATTCAATAGTACTTGTGTACTTATATCCTACAGCAACTTTGGCTGCACTATGTAAGTTAATATTATTAAATGTTACACTGTTAGTACCTACAGCATCAGCTGGTCTTACAACCCCAGCTATAGAGTTACCATCGCTATCGTTACCAGATAAACCAACCATAACTAAATTTGTAGTGTTAGCAGGTGTATATGGTATTGTAAGTACAGTTTTTTCTGGAGCTGTAGTTGTTTGAGCTGACCCAGCTACGTTTGTAGCTATTGTCATATTATCTAAATGTGCCTCAAACTGTCTTGCAGTTTTAAGAGGAGAACCTATATCACTAGCAGAACCACCTAATACATATGCTCTATTAGTGTTTGAATCTGTAACATACTCATATCTACATAGTTTATATGTATTATCATGTAGTGTAACTGCAAAGAAACTACCACCTGTATACAATGTATGTTGTGCTGTGCCTGTTAATGTCCAGCTATACCACGCTGATTGCTCACGTTTGTTACCTGTATTGTAGTATTTATAATGATATACAACACTATCTCCTTTTTTACTATAGCTGACAATACCTATAGCTGTAGAATTAGCAGATTTAGTTATATCTTTAGGTAAAAATTCTGGTACAACTCTTGTCTGTTCTATAATCTGAGGCGGTGTATCATCATCTATTATCGTAGCTTCAAATGCTCTAGCATACGCTGCTACGTTTGATGTAAATAGTATTGATGTACCTAGATCCACAGGCTGTATAGAGGAGTCACACTCATAACTAGCTAACTTCTTTAATCTAGCAGTTTTAGGACTAAATATATCTGACTCTGTAAATAATAAGAATTGACCATTATCACTAAACATCATCAAACCTTTTTGTATTGGTAAGACGTGGTTAATAAATGCTGGTTTTACATCAGATACTGTAATATCTATAGGGTTATCATCACTGAAAGATATAGCAGATACAATAAAAAAGTTAAAATAACTTCCTGGCTGACTTAGTATTATATTTTCTCCAGAAACAAAACCTAATCTATTTCTGTGAAAAAACATTTGCTGTATTTTATGACCAGTAAATGTAGGAAAAGGATTAGATACGTCATCACCTACATCTCTATCTTTCCAATAGTTATCATTGTTAGCAGCGTTTGCAGTAGCCTCATCTAGCTTGGCAAAAGTAAATGTACCATTACGGTTGTTTATCAAAGCATGTGGCATTGTTGCAGGATTAAAACCTTTCAACATTGGGTCACTTCCAGAGCCATCAAAGTTGTGAGGTCGTACAGTTTCTTCATAACTACCTGCCCCAGAAACACCATTATTAGCTTCAAACTCTACATAGTAATCATCAGTATCTAAATCAGCTGCGTTAGATACTTGAGCTACATAACCATGCTTATTCATAGCTGGTAGTCTAGTAATATCTTGTGCTCTTTGACCAATGACACTCATGTTTTCATTAACAGCTCCACCAAGAAAGTTAACACCATCTGCAGCTGAACCGTGCATGTATAAACCACTACCAATAACCTCAGCTGTTACGTTTGATAAATTACTATTAACAGAATTTTTTAAACCATTAAGAATAGTAGCCATAGATATAGCACCGTTCTCTTGGTTTTTAGGTGTTTTGTGGTAGCCTATACCAGATACGTCTTGATATGTTGTGACTGGTTCAACAGCTTCAACGGATACACGATAGACAATGCCTTCTATAGTAACGTCTACAAATAAACCTTCAGCTGTAGATTGGTTGGTGGTCTTAATTAAACCGCCATCTCGTAATGTTACTGTAGCTGTGTAACGTATATCATAGTCTTGAGTATACCCTAAAAAGTCAGAACTCGCTGTACTGTTTCCATTAAAGTTTGCTACGTTATTAGCAATATAGCTGTTACCGTTTACTTGTAAACTGCCTTCAATATTTTCTGTGATATTTGTACCACCTACCTCAGCACCGCTTGTATCTACTGCACTACCCCCAGAAAATGACCAAGTTAGTGTACCAGACTTTTGCTGATTTTCATTTGTGTCATTCCATGTTGGGCCTTCTGCAGTGCCACCATTCATCCTGTCTACCTTTACAGAAGTAACCCTGTAAAATGTATTGGGTGTGGGAGCTGTACCAGTATATAAAATATATTCAGTATTGTAAGCAACAGTATCCAGCCTAGCAAATGAGTAATCTCCATTGTTAATTGGTGCGGATGTAGTTGCAGTAGATTTCTCTACAACTTTGTTTGGGTTAGCTATTATAGTATAGTCTTGAATTGTGGTAACTGCATAGGGTGATGTAGCTCCAGCTAAATAACTAAATAAAGAATCTCCGCTAGAATTTGTCAGAGATTTTTCAGTACCATCTGCTAGATCCCATACTCGTATAGGCATACTACCACTGTTAGATGGAGTGATTTGTACAATGTACTTTTCATCACCATCTCTAATTATGTCATACCAATGTCCACTTGTATTAGCATTGGTAAGTGTTCCTACAAACTCTGCAGGAGGGCGTTTCTTCAACCCAAATGTAACGTCTGGGACAGCGTTATCACATACTCTTAACTGTCCTGGAAATTTAATTTTATCTGGCTGTTGAGATACACCTCCTAGAAAGTTAGGAATACGTTGGTTGATTGCTGCCATTACATTCTTCTTAGTACTTTAAATGGTCTATATGTTGTGTTAGCATCTTGCTGATACTGAAAGTCACTAAAGATATTATGGTCAGATTGTTTCATCTCATACTCCACCGCTAAAGCTCTTGCAGCAGCTTCATCTGATTCTAATAATTTAGCAGATGGCTGACTGTTTACCATACGGTTAGAGGCGATTCTGGATGCTCTGGTAGTAATATAGTCTTTAAAGGCTTGTGGTAGATCTTCAAAATCTAACATCCATACAATGTCAAAATATAATTTACTACAATTTTCAAAGGTAAAGCTATGATTCTTTTTATCGTATACCTTCATTACACCATTGTCACTACGTCTAACTATATCATAATCTTTACCGTGTTCAAATATGTTTAGGTCTAGTTGTAGAACATTGTTTGGTATAATACACTGATTGTTTGTATCGAGGTTTATAGGATACTGGTTCTCTGTGTTGTATGACCATCCCTCAGCTTGTATCTCACGGCAGACTTGCCTTAGAGTATTTTGTGCTATAACCACTTCTGGGCTTTGCACCGTTAATGTATTAACTGGGGTTTCTCCAACGCTCATCAGGATTGAATTTACAGCATCTAGTTCGGTAGACACTCCGTAAGATATTTGTGCCATATAAAAAAGGGGGGCGAGTGCCCCCGTATAAATGTATATATTATGAGAAAGCTGCTGGCTTTGTAGTTGTTCCTGCGAACAATTCTACACAAGCTGCTGGGTTCACATAATCTGCTCCCATAGCCATGCGTCCTAGGATGACATCGCCTTGGTATACCACTGAAACGTCTCCAGAAGTTACTTGAACTTGTGGGCCAATGGTTTCAACAACACCTGCAGCTTCTCTTTGGAAGATAAGTCCACATGTGTTTGCAAAGTTAGAGGCAGCACCGTAGTTTTGGCGAGGGCCATAGTTGTTACCTGTAACTGTTGTAGCTGTTTCGATTGCCTCAGATACGAAATCACCTGTGTTGCCAGGATCTACTGTATCAAGGTCAGTAGCAGCTGAAGCACCACTTGAAGGTGCATACTTAGTACCATACTTAGAGAAGAATGGGACGTTCATTGATTTGTAGATTTGAATACCTGCAATTTCAATTACACCCTTTCCGCTTTGTAAAGCTGTACCTTGTACATCTCTGTTAATTAGTCCGTTAGAACCAGCTTCTGTGATAAGAGCGTAGTACTGTCTTGGGTTAAGAACAGCTACTCTTCCATCATCAGATACACCTTTTTCATCTAGTGCAGCTGCAGCATCATAAAATGCTGTTACTAACTTAGAAGAATCAAGAGCATCGTCAGCGTTAGAACCTGCACCAACTCTAATTTGTGTACCGCCTGGCTCTGTAAAGTTAGACATAGAAACAGGAGAAGCCTGTCTAGCACCTTTAGCAATAGCTCTGAAGATTAGTCTGTCATACTTTTGTGCAAGTGCATAACCGATCTTCCTAGAAATCTCTCCTCTTAACTCATAGTGTGAAAGTGTCTCGTCTAGCTCATAAACAAATGCAGAGCTGATTAATAGGTCATCTACTGTAATTGTTTTTTCTGCTACTGGTGGAGTTTTGTCAGAGTTTCCTAATATACTGTTGCCAGGAGTGTGGTATTCCGCACTTGTACGTCCAGTATAGATGAACTGTAAACTCTTACCGTTTGTGAGTGTACGCTTCATAACGAGATCTCTTGCGATTGTCTCTCTTTGGAAGCCAGTAAACATCTCACCTGAGAACAACTTTAAATATAAATCTCTGTTATTTGAAGCGTTCCCTGTTGCATTAATCCTACCTAGAAAGGTTTGTGAGGTAGGGTTATTTGTTGACTGTTGTGCCATTATTTTGTAGGGTTATATGTATCGTCTCTAGATCTAGAATTATAGGAATCTTAATTGTATCAGCTAAGACTCAAGCTGTTTGTGGTCTATCCCACCGTCATGACGGCATAAGGTATCTCCGTAGAGGCTCATACCAAGTGTAGAGGGAGGCATTGCACCTCCCGTGTCGCTTAACGAACTACTTTATGATAATGTATATTTGGTCGTTTTTCAGTCATGTGTGTTTTAATGTGGCTTAATTCTAAAGCACCCATTATAAGAGCTAGACCTATTATGCCGAACCAAATTGCTTTGTCATTCATTTAATAATTTTGGTGTAAGCAACGCCACGATATACGTAAGTTACTGTCATGGTAAACTCCCATATACCAAAGCCCCGTTCCATGCTTTGGTGTCATGCGTCCCGAAGGATGAACGGACGTAGCGTTATTGATTAAGGTATGTGTGTACAACGTATCTATATCCTTTAGGACAAGATACTGTATGAGGGTGTGTATAATATACAGGATATATTAAAACCTCACCTCGTTGTAAAGTTGTGGTAAGTTCTTGATTAGGAAACTCATACTCACCGCCTTCATAATCATTATTCAAGCCGATAGTAAGACCAACCGTTCTTAACTTGCCATCATCATGTGAGCCAAACAAACCGTTAGCGTGGAACTTTGTAGCACCGTAAATCTTTCTTAGTAAGTAACCATCATCTCCAGAAAATTGTGCAAACGTATAGTCCTTAACATACTCTGTAAGTACTTCTTTAATTTTTTTCAAAATAAAGTCTACGTATTTTCTCTCACTTAGATATAAATTATGACCCAAGTGATCTCCTGTACCTAGTCCTTGATAGGCTAATTCTGAATTTGATTCATAGTAGTCAACGAGTTCTTTACAATACTCCTTACTAAAAACGTCACCGTACTTTGCGATACCGTCTTTCACTGACTTATAAAATTCCAGGAATTATCTGACCTGTGGTAGCATACGCTCCAACAGCAGCAACAAAGCCTATCATAGCTAACCAGCCATTTAGTCTCTCAGCGTTTTCCCAGTGTGTGTGGTTGTGGTGTGTCATTTTCTTCGTTTATGGTTGTAGTTAATTCTACGTGAACTTGTTTTAGATTTTCTAAATCTTGATTTTTCACCGCTAGACATCTCTTTAGTAGTCTTTGGTGTTTTGGATGAGACTCTGCGAGATGGACGACAAGCGGGGTAGCCTTTACGCTTTTCGCCTTTCTGTCTGCCACATGGCTTACCAGTTTTTACGTCCACCCACTTCTCTTTAAACCATCTTCTTAGACTCATCTCTTTCCTCTAGTATATCCTTTAGCGGTCTTTCTTTTACCACCAGATTTTACTTGTCCTTTACATACCTTTACAGCGTAAGCATTAGCATATGCTGAGGGGTATACCTTGAACTTTCTTTTCGCAGCTGCTTTACCACGGGGACATAGTTTAGCCATTACTTCTTCTTGCCTCCGTGTTTACAGCCACACTTAGATCCTTTCTTGTGTGCCATTAGCATTTCCATCTACGTAGTGCCAACGCTTTACGGGTTGGCTTTCCGTTGGGCTTTTTCATTGGCCCTTTTACTCCCTTCATGCGAGCACAAAAGGAACGCTTACGAGCCCCACCTTGAGGCTGAGGAGCCTTGAGGTTGGAGCCAGTAGCCCTATTATATTTACGCCTACCCTTGGCAGTAAGCCCACCTTTACGGGACTTCTCTCCTCGACCTAGAGATAGGCTTACGCCTCTCCTAGCCATTACTTTTTCTTACCGAGTATTTTCTTTTGTACTGCTTTTGGTAACTTAGATAAACCTTTGCTCATCTTCTTACCGTTCTTTGCAGGTGGTCTACCTTTCTTACTTCCGTAAGTTCCCTTACCCATTGGCATTTTTTTAGTCTCCTATACTTTTAAGTTTGATGCGGATAGTTTTCTTAGAACATCATCTCTGTATGCTTCATCAGTCTGATATTCTGGTTTGTTCATGTCTCTGACAACCTCAGCCATACTTCTATAACTTTCAGTAGCTGACTCTTTGCCAGTAACTACACGGGAATCTCGTCCCTGTGAATCTTCGTATTTTCCCATTAGTGCTGTAACTGCAAATTTAATAGCTGATTTGTTTCCTGTTTTCAATACATCATCGTAATCATTCTGTGCTTCTTTATCTAGGTTTTGACCAGCCCACTCCATGAGAGCCTTATAGCCTTCTTCACCGTTAGCTATACCTTTTATCTCATTAACTTCTGCATCAGTTAATACAGGTTCTGCTTCTTGATAACCTACTTCTTCACGGACACCTTTTAAATATGAGTCAACTAACTGTCTATTTAAACCAGCTTTACCAAGTTTGTCATACATTTCATCAGACAAAGTACCATTGTTCTCCTCAAAATGTTTATTCATTTCAAAAGGATCTATGCTGTTGTCTTTAAATATGTTACCTAGTTGTTCACCGTATACTTCGTTAGCTGTATCATAATTAACAGACCCATCCTCAGAATAGAATTGATATTCTGTTGTAGGTTCTGCTGTCTCTTCAACTTTTTCTGTAGGTGTCTCACCTAGTTTCTTTTGCAGTTCATTGTAAGCTGCCTCTAAATCTTCGACATTCTTGTACTTACCAGCAAGCATTTTCTCTTGCTTTGCCATAAGCTCTTCGCCTATCTTTAGAGACTCAGCTTCTTTTTCTGCAATTTGTTGTGCTGCTACAGGATCATCTGATGTATCGTAGCGGATTGTTTCTGCCATAGTTATTGTGGTGGGGTTGTTCCAGATAGTGCTGCTGCTATTGCATTAGGTGCTTCTGGGTTTTTAGATGGGTCTAATAATGGAGTGCTTGCAAGTTGACCAGCTTGGTCAGTTAATGACTGCATCTGTTGTGCTTGCATTGCTTGTTGTTGTTCTTGATTACGCTCGTCCACACTCTTAACAAGGTTCAGTATGTCGATACCTTGTGAAGCTGCTAGACGTTTGATAGCTTCATCAGCGTTCATGTACTGCTGTAAAGCCTGTGGCCCCATTGTTTGGGACACAGTAGTTATAAACTGTACAAGAGCATCTCTGTCCTGTCCTCTACCTAGTGCATTTATACCTGCTACAATGGTAGGTTTAACTAGATTAGATGGTACAGAAGGTATCTTCTTAGATCTAGTTAGTGTGTGCATAGTACGTCCAAGGTAAGGTATTAAGAACTCTGTAGTTAACAAACTGAATAGTCCACCCAGCTGTCTTTCTAGCTCCATCTGTGTCATCCTTACTTCTTCCGCTGTAGTACGTTCTGACTGACGTGGATTGAGAATCAAAAATGCTTCTGACAATCTCTTCTCCAACATGTTTATCATTTGATATGCAGTTTGAAAGTCAGCAGTTTTACCTACTTGTACCACACCTATCTCATCAGGTCTACCCTGTATGATAGCACCATTACCAGCGTTAGCTAAAGCTGCAGGTTTTGTTGTAGCTGAAGGTGATACAGTAAATACAACTTTGGCTGCAGCTGCACTGCCTTCAACGACAGCTTGCATCAATGCCTCTAAAGATTTCAAGTCCCCAAGGAACTCTTCAACTCTAGAACGTCCGTAATCTTCTCCGTCTACAGTGACAAAACGTAGTGGTAGCCAGGGGGTCTTGTCCTTGGGTGCTTTACCTACACTGTCAGGTAAGACCATATCGTTAGCTTCTTGATGCCAACGCCAACCATTATTATATAGTTTTACACATGTATATACATCTACATCTTTCGTACCTTTATAGTCACCTTTGGAGTCATCATTAGGACTGTTCTCTTCTTCTATTTCTGGCAACCCTAATAATTTTTTACTGACTCGTTCTTTAGTAACAATCTCAACCACGTTTCCATTACCATCTCTCTCAACTACATAGCGATTAAGTGGGTATACTTTCATACCTTCCTTTGCCATATAAACAAGAGCGTTGCCTGTCACGACTAGATGTTTTAGTGCTGCAAATATTTGAACTCTGTCTGTGGAGGCAGCAATGCTCTCCATAATCATACGCTCTATCTTTGCAAAACTAAGATCTAATTCACTCTTTGCTTCGGGTGGTATCTCTACACCTAGTTTAGAATCATCTAGCTGTAGTTTAAAAAAACTGGTTGACGGAGGTAGGAGTCCTAGCATAAGTTTTGAACTCAGCGTGGTAACTCCTTTGGCTCCGACTGATTGCCAAGGTGTTGCAAAACTTTGATATAAAGCATCACCTTCATTTCTCATTAGTAATGTTGGAATGGTTAACTCCGCACATTCATAAGCGACATGTAAGAACTGTTCACGGTGACTCGATAACTCGTTGTATCGTTGCCGTGCGTTTTTCATTATCCTCCGTATGAACCTGTACCACCGCCACCGCCAGTACCAGTGTTAGTACCTTGAGGTGTGTTGATTCCCTGTAGTCCACCTGACTCAGGTTTCGGTGTAGCTAGTGCTTGGGTTCCTGTCTGTCCTTGACCTTTCTTAGCTCTTTTCTTAGATCTAACCTTTGCCTTTCTCTTTGTCTCATCCTCTGAAATAGGAGTAGGAGTAGGAGCTGTTGGAGCTTCAACAGGAGCTGTCTGTATTGGTAGTGGGGGTGGTGGAGTTGTTGGTGGAGCGGGTACGGGTGGTGGTGGTGGAGCTGATCTACGTCCTCCAAATAAACTTCCGATACACATAATTATTCTCCTTTAAGTTTTTCTTTTAGTATACGTATTATTGATAGTTGACCAGCTCTATAAGATATTTCTTTCTCTGATAGGGTGTGGTCTGGAAACTTGTCTGGGAACTGTTCATCCAGCTCATCAACGATAAGTTGGATACGTCCCCAATCAAGCGTACTTGGGTAAATTGGTGTTGGCATGTTCAAAAAATGCGGGCATGCGGGCTCGCTTAGTGTCGGCAAGCTGTGGAGCTTTACCTTCGTACATGAGACG